TTGAAATTGCGGAACGCATTCTTCGCATTGGCGAGCGGTACGCATCGCGATGAGCTGGCCGCGGCGCTCGGCGAACTTTCGTCCTTTGAGCTGAGCTTCCTCGCCTGGGACTGGCAGACCTGGGCGCGCGACGACCAGCTGCCGCCGGAGGCGGATGCGCAAGGCCGACCCTGGCGGACGTGGTTGATTCTCGGTGGTCGCGGATCGGGCAAGACGCGTGCCGGGGCCGAGTGGGTGAGAGCCGAGGTTGGCCTGCTGGCCCGCGGCAGCGGCTCTGGCAGCGGACGGATCGCGCTCGTCGGCGAAACGCTGGATCAGGTGCGCAGCGTCATGGTGGAGGGCGTATCAGGCCTGCTGGCGGTCCATCCGCCAGATGCAAGGCCACGGTTCGAGCAATCGAAACGGCAGATCGTCTGGCCCAACGGCGTCGTTGCGCAGCTCTTTTCGGCGGAAGATCCGGAAAGTCTGCGCGGCCCGCAATTCGCCGCGGCCTGGCTCGATGAAATCGCGAAGTGGCGCTACGCGGAACAGGCCTGGGACATGCTTCAGTTCGGGCTTCGCCTCGGAGCCAACCCACGGCAGGTGGTGACCACGACGCCGCGGCCGGTGCCGATCTTGAAACGCATCATGGGCGAGGACAGCACCGTGATCACGCGGGTGCGCACCCGCGACAACGCTGCGAACCTGGCGCCGGCCTTTGTCGCGGAAATGGAGCGGCGCTATGCGGGAACATTGCTGGGGCGGCAGGAGCTCGAGGGTGAGTTGATCGAGGATATGTCGGGTGCGCTGTGGCGGCGGGAATGGATCGAGCAGCACCGCCTCGCCGTGGCCCCGCAGCTGCAGCGCGTCGTCGTGGCCGTCGATCCGCCGGTCACCGCAACCAGCTCATCCGACGCCTGCGGCATCTGCGTTGCCGGGCTCGGCCCGGATGGGCGCGCCTATGTTCTGGCCGACCGCACGCTGCAAGGCCGTGAGCCGCAGGTCTGGGCGCGCGCTGCCATCGCGGCATATCGCGATTTCGCAGCGGACCGGGTCGTCGCGGAGGTGAACCAGGGTGGTGATCTCGTGCGGGATATTCTGCGCCAGATCGATCCGGCCGTGCCGATCCGCATGGTACGGGCAACGCGCGGCAAATGGGTGAGGGCGGAGCCCGTTGCGGCCCTTTATGCCGAGGGCCGCGTCGCCCATGTCGGGCATCACTCAGCCCTTGAGGCGCAGATGCTGGCTTTCGGGATCGACGGACTTGCGGGTGGCCGCAGCCCTGACCGTCTCGACGCACTGGTCTGGGCCCTGACCGAGCTGATCCTCGACTCACCGCCTCGTCCCGCGATGCGGATGCTCTGACCGGCACGCATTCTCTTAGCCAACCGGGTGAAATGATGACGACAGTGGAACGACAGCCCTCGCGGCTGGCGCGGATGATGCGCGCCTTGAGCCTGCGGTCGCCGCGCGGCCGGGAGCGGAAAGCAGCCGCGCCAGGGCCGCTGGTCGCCATGGAAGGTCTGCGGACACCGGCCTGGATGCCGCGCGATTATGGGGCCTTCGCGCGCGAAGGCATGATGCAGAACCCCATCGTGTACCGCGCGGTGCGCATGATCTCAGAAGCGGCTGCCTCCGTTCCGCTCCTGCTTTACGAGGGCGAGCACGAGCTCGAGGAGCACCCCTTCCTCGAATTGTTGCGGCGCCCCGGTTCAGGCCGCACGACGACGGACCTCATGGAGGCCTGGTACGGCTACCTGCTCGTGGCCGGCAACGTGTATATCCAGGCGATCGCCCTTTGGGGCCGGATACAGGAGCTGCATGTTCTGCGGCCTGATCGCGTGCGGGTCATTCCGGGTTCCGACGGCTGGCCCGAAGCGTTCGAATATCATGTCAGCGACCGGAGGGTGCTGATCGGCGGCGAGGTGCTTCCCGGCATCGACCGGATTCTTCACCTCAAGCTGTTTCACCCTGCCAACGACCATTACGGGCTGTCGCCGGTCGAGCCGGCAGCAACCGCCATCGATCTCCACAACACGGCAAGCCGCTGGAACAAGGCGCTGCTCGACAATTCGGCGCGGCCTTCGGGTGCACTGGTCTATTCCAGCGGCGGCCATCTGACGGAGGAGCAGTTCAAGCGCCTCAAGGCCGAGCTCGAGGCGAATTTCCAGGGAGCGCGCAATGCAGGCCGTCCATTGCTGCTCGAAGGCGGGCTCGATTGGAAGGCCATGAGCCTCACGCCGCGCGACATGGATTTCATCGAGGCGCGCCACGCGGCAGCCCGCGAGATTGCTCTGGCGCTCGGCGTTCCGCCCATGTTGCTTGGCATCCCCGGCGACAATACGTACGCGAACTATCAAGAGGCGAACCGCACGTTCTGGCGCCAGACGGTGCTGCCGCTGGTGAACCGAACCGCAAAATCGCTCTCGGCCTGGCTCGGGCCGGCGTGGAGCGACCGCCTGGAGCTGCGGCCGGACCTCGATGCCATCGAAGCCCTTTCTTCCGAGCGCGAAGCGCTGTGGGCCCGGGTCGAACGCGCCAGCTTTTTGACCCGCAACGAGAAACGGGCGGCGGTCGGATATGGACCGCTGCCCGGCGGGGACGAGCTCGTATCCCCGTGAAGTCTGCGCGAACGCACCAAATTCAACCCGAAACTCGGATGGATCGGATGGAGACACTGGAAACTCGGCCGTTAATGGCGGCCCGGGAGGTGAAGCTGACGTCGCTGGGTCTCAAGGATGTGACGCTCGACGGTACGTTCGAAGGCTACGCGAGCCTGTTCCACCGCGAGGACCTGGGCCGCGACGTCGTGATGCCAGGCGCATTCCGGGAAAGCATTGCCAGGCGCGGCGCCGCGGGCATCCGCATGCTGTTCCAGCATGACGCCAACCAGCCCATCGGCACGTGGAAAAAAATCTACGAGGATGCGCGCGGGTTGTTTGTCCGTGGCCAGCTCGCGACAGAGGTCGGCAAGGCGCGCGAGGTCCTCTCGCTGATGCGCGCCGGCGCCATCGACGGACTCTCCATCGGCTTCCGGACTGTCAAGGGCACGCGGGATTCTCGCACAGGCGTGCGCCGGCTGGAAAAGATCGATCTCTGGGAAATTTCGATCGTCACGTTCCCGATGCTCCCGGAAGCTCGGGTTTCGACGGTGAAATCGAATCCGTTCGGCGGTCGCGTTCCGACCGAACGGGAGTTCGAGCGCTGGCTCACGCAGGACGCTGGGTTCACGCGCTCGGAGGCACGCGCGGTGCTGCGCGATGGCCTCAAAGGCCTACGGCTCCTGCGGGATGCGGAGCAGGCCTCCAGTTGGGAGCAGCGGCTGCTGGCGCAGATGGCGGAAGCGACGCGGCTCCTCAGTCAAAACATGCTCATGAGAGGATTTACACTATCATGCTGAACGAAACGTCGCTGGAGGTGAAGTCCGCAACCAACGCGGATCTCAGCATCGCCTTCGAAGACTTCATGCGCGCCTTCGAGGCCTTCAAGGAGACGAACGACCGGCGCCTCACCGAGATCGAGCGCCACATGAGCGCCGACGTCGTCACTGTCGACAAGTTGGCGCGCATCGACAGAGCGCTCGATGAGTACAAGGGGGCCATCGATGAGCTGTCTCGCAAGGCAGGACGACCGATGCTCGGCTCGGCGGTCCGCCTGTCCGGAGGTCTCGATCATAAGTCCGCCTTCGAGGGCTACATGCGCCGCGGCGAAAGCAGCCTACTGCGCAGCTTCGAAAGCAAGGGACTATCGGTCGGCTCGGATTCGGACGGCGGCTACGTCGTGCCGGAGGAGACGGAGCGCTCGATCAATCAGGCAGTCCGGGATATCTCGCCGATCCGCGCCATCGCCGGCGTGCGGCAGGTGTCGGGGTCGGTCTACAAGAAGCCTTACGCCATCTCAGGCGCGGAGGCGGGCTGGGTCGGCGAGACTGATGAGCGTCCCGAGACGAGCAGTCCGAAGCTCGCCGAACTCGCCTTCCCGACCATGGAGCTCTATGCCATGCCGGCGGCGACGCAGACGTTGCTCGACGACGCTGCGGTCGACATCGACCAGTGGATCGCCGAGGAGGTTCGGGCGACCTTCGCGGCACAGGAGGGGACCGCCTTTGTCACTGGCGACGGTGTCAACAAGCCAAAGGGCTTCCTCAGCTATCCGACGGTGGACAACGCATCCTGGACGTGGGGCAACATCGGCACGATCGCAACCGGGGTGTCTGGAGCATTCCCCGATACGGATCCGGCCGACAAGCTCATCGACCTGATCTACTCGGTGAAGGGCGAATATCGCGCCAACGCCCATTTCGTGATGAATCGTTCGACCCAGTCGGCCGTGCGCAAATTGAAGGACGCCGACGGCAGCTATCTTTGGCAACCTTCGGCCCGACCTGGTGAGGCAGCAAGCCTGATGGGCGTCCCGGTGGCCGAGTCGGAGGACATGCCGGACATCGCGGCCGACAGCCACGCGATCGCTTTCGGTGACTTCCGCCGCGGTTACCTGATCGTCGATCGCGTCGGCATCCGCGTGCTGCGCGATCCCTACAGCGCCAAGCCTTACGTGCTGTTCTACACGACCAAGCGTGTCGGCGGCGGCGTGCAGGATTTTGCCGCGATCAAGCTGCTGAAATTCGGCGCTTAGCCCGCAAACGAGAAGGCCATCCCTCGCGAGGGTCGCCGCCGGGCCCTCGCGAGATCTGTTCGCGCGTCCATCACACCAGCGCGAGCCGAGCGGGCGGGGTTCCATGGGACCCCGCCCGCAATCTGCTGCAATTCGAAACGGAGCCATCATGGGTCTTGTTCTGACCGCTGCGCCCGCCGTGGAGCCGATTACGGTGGACGAGGCGAAGATGCACTTGCGCATCGATCATGGCGACGAGGACATGCTGCTCGCCAGTCTCATCGCCGCATCACGTCTGCAAGTCGAAGCGGTGCTCGATGCGGCGCTGATCACCCAAAGCTGGTCGTTGGAGCTGGATGACTGGCCGGACGGGCGTGAACTGCATCTGCCGATATGGCCTGTGCAGTCCGTCGAGGCCGTGCGCATTTCGGATCGGGATGGAGAAATGGTCGAGCTTGGTGCAGAGGCATTTTCGCTCGACGGAGCAAGCAAGCCGCCGCGGCTCGTTTCCATTTCCGGCGACTGGCCCAGCCCCGGAACTCGCGCGCTCGGAATTGAAATCCTGTTCACCGCGGGATTTGGAAATAGCGCGAATGATGTGCCGCCGCCGATCAGGCAGGCGCTGTTGATGCTCGTCGCCCATTGGTACGAGCACCGGGAGCCCGTCGAAACGGGCAAGCCCACGGCCTCAATTCCCGAAGCGATATCGGCGCTCCTCATGCCGTATCGAACGGTGCGGATATGAAGACTTGGCCTATAGGCGCCCTGCGCCACCGAGTGCAGCTGGAAGCTCCCTCGCGCAGCCCCGAAGAGGCAGGAGGCGCTGTCGTTCTCTGGGAGCCCGTCGCAACACTCTGGGCCGAAATCATTCCTTTGTCCGGAACTGAAGTGTTCCAGGCAGATGGCATTTCAGCAACGGCGGCTTTTGAAGTGCGCATCCGTTTTCGTCCGGATATAAATGCAGAAATGCGCTTCGTATTCGGGGAGCGCGTCCTCGACATCAAATCGGTTCGCGACATCGAGGGTCGCCGGCGCTGGCTAAGCTGTCTATGCGAGGAGCGCAGCTCATGAAAATCGCTGTGCGGATTGAAAAGTCCAGAGGTCGGCGCGAGCGCGCATTGAGTGAGCTGCTTGCGGCGGCCAGATCCGGGGCTCAGCGCCGTGGCGGTGGTGCCGGGCAAGTCGTTTCGCTTCAAAATGACGAGGTGAGTTATGACGTCATCCAGCCTGGCGCTGCAGATCGCGATTTTCGAGGCGCTCAGGACTGACGCGGGCGTGCTCGCTTCGCTCGGCGGCCCGCGGGTTTACGATCACGTCCCCCGCAAGACGGACTATCCTTACCTCACATTCGCGCAGACCACGGTGCAGGACTGGAGCACAGGCGCTGACGAGGGCGATGAGCACATCATCACGCTGCATGTGTGGTCGCGCGTGGAAAGCCGCACCCAGCTGCAAGAGATCATCGCAGCCGTGCGCGCCGCCCTGCACGACCGGGATCTGCCGCTCATCGGACACCGGCTGATCAACCTCAGGTACCAGAGCGCGGAAACGCGTCGCGAGCCGGATGGCGAACGCTTTCGCGGCATCATCCGCCTGCGGGCCGTGACCGAGCCGCTCGCTTGATAACCCGAAACTCTGCACTGGAAAGAGCTCAGGAAATGGCAGCACAAAAAGGCAAGGATCTCCTGTTGAAAATCGACTCGGACGGCCTTGGCGCATTCGAGACGGTAGCAGGTCTGAGGTCACGCTCACTTTCGTTCAACATGGAGGTGGTGGACATAACCCACCAGGAATCCGCGGGACAATGGCGCGAGCTGCTGGCCGGCGCAGGCGCCAAAAGCGCCCGGATTGCCGGGTCGGGCATCTTCAAGGATGCGGCCTCGGATTCGGCGATCCGACAAGCCTTCTTCGACGGCCTGATCCGAACCTGGCGGGTCGTCATTCCGGACTTCGGGACGGTCGAGGGGCCGTTTCAGATCACGTCATTTGAATTGACCGGCCGGCACGACGGGGAAGTCGCATTCGATATCGCCCTGGAGTCTGCCGGCGAGTTGTCGTTTTCGGCTCTTTGACGGAGTGAGCAATGGCAAACGCGCGCCGAGGGGAAATCGAGGCCTGCCTCAACGGGAAGACATGGAAGCTTTGTTTGACGCTTGGCGCACTTGCCGAGCTCGAACAGGCGTTCGGCGACGACGATATGCTCGCGCTGGCACAGCGGTTCGAAAAAGGCCGGCTCAGCGCAACGGAGGCGGTGCGCATCCTTGGCGCCGGATTGCGAGGCGCAGGGCACGACGTTTCCGATGAAGAGGTGAAGGCGATGCGAACCGAAAACGGGATTGTCGGGATCGTCGACGTCGTTGCGCGGCTGCTTGCGGCAACATTCGGCATGCCTGGTGGGGCAGCTGAGGAAAGCACGCCGCGCTCGGAGGTGCGCTCGCTCGACCCTTTCCGTGGGACGACGTGATGGCCGCTGGGCTCGGTCTGTTGCGGCTTCCACCGGCCGCATTCTGGGCCATGACGCCAAAGGAGCTGGCAGCCGCGCTTGGTGCGCTCCACGGTCCGGCACGGATTGATCCACCATCCCGTACGGAACTCCGCCGGCTGATGCAGGCCTATCCGGACGAGCATCAGCCAGGGCGAATCGAAAGTGAAATTCACAATGGCTGAACCCGTCGAAACTTGGACGGTCGCAATCGATGCCGATACGTCCAGGCTGCAGCAAGAGTTGGCGAATGCGACCCGCATCGGCCGGCAGTTCGGAAATGCGCTGACGAATGCCTTTCAGGGTGTGGCGCTGCGCGGGCGGGATCTCGGCGAAGTCCTGAAATCGCTGACGCTGAGCCTATCGCGCATGGCCCTGCAGGCTGCATTCCGTCCGCTGGAGCAGGGCCTTTCATCGCTCATCGGCGGCGCCTTCTCCGGTGTCGCATTCGCGAAAGGAGGGGTGGTGCAAAATGCGCTGCCTGTTCCTTTCGCATCCGGAGGTGTGATCGCGAGTCCTGTAACCTTTCCGCTTGCCGGCGGCCGCATCGGGATAGCCGGGGAGCGTGGGCCCGAGGCGATCATGCCTCTGACACGTGGTCCCGATGGCAAGCTCGGCGTGCGCGCCCAGGGTAGCGCCGGTGTATCGGTGACGATCAACGTATCGACCCCCGATGTAGAAGGCTTCCGTCGGTCGGAGTCGCAGATTGCGGCCATGCTCGCGCGTGCCGTCGCCATGGGCCAGCGGAACTTATAGCGCTGCCGTTCAGTGCGTCTTTTCAGCAAGGAATCTCGATGGCATTTCATGAGATCCGGTTTCCGACCGACATTTCTCGCGGCGCGGTCGGCGGTCCGGAACGGCGCACCGAAGTCGTCGTGCTGGGTTCGGGCCATGAGGAGCGGAACAGCCGCTGGGCTGATTCCAGACGAAGCTATAATGCGGGTTACGGCATCAAGGCACTGGACGACCTGTACGCCGTCATCAGCTTTTTCGAGGAACGGCGCGGTCGGCTCTATGGATTTCGCTGGCGCGATCATTCCGATTGGAAATCCTGCCCGCCGTCGCAAGTGCCCGCCGCCACAGACCAACTGATCGGCACGGGAGATGGAACGACGGCCATCTTCCAGCTCACGAAGACCTACGGCAGCGCGCATGCACCCTGGAGACGTGAGGTGAAGAAGCCGGTCGCGGGCAGTGTCATCGTCGCAGTTGATGGCGTCATCCAGACCGAAGATGTGGCGTTTACCGTCGACAGCACGAGCGGGCTTGTCACGTTCCAGCCAGGGCATATCCCGCAGCCCGGCTCCAAGGTCACCGCCGGTTTCCTATTCGACGTGCCGGTCCGCTTCGACACCGACAAGCTCGAGATCAATCTGCAGGGCTTCCGGCACGGAGCTATTCCCAACATTCCGATTGTTGAAATTCGGCTATGAAAAGTTTGCCTCCGGGCCTGCAGGCCCATCTCGACAGCGGCGCCACCACGCTCTGCTGGTGCTGGCGGCTGACGCGCCGCGACGGAGTGCAGATCGGCTTCACCGATCACGACCGCGACCTGACTTTCGATGGCACGACGTTCGAGGCTGCGGCCGGCTTCACCGCGACGGAGATGAAGCACAGCGTCGGCCTTGGCGTGGACGATTTGGAAGTCGAAGCCGCGCTTACCTCGGAGCGCCTGAGCCAGGATGATCTCGCTGCGGGCCTCTACGATGATGCGCGCGTGGAAATCTTCCGCACGAATTGGAGCGATCCCGAGCAGCGCGTGCTCATGCGCGTCGGCAGCCTGGGGGAGGTCAGCCGTTCCGGAGCATCTTTTCGGGCCGAGGTAAGGGGGCTTTCGCATTACCTCCAACAGCCGAATGGCCGATTGTTTCAATTCACCTGCGATGCTGATCTCGGAGACAGACGATGTGGCGTCGATCTCACCTCTGACAGTTATAGGGCGACAGGGATTGTGACGGCTGTCTCTTCCCCGCGCGCATTCGAGGTCAGCGGCCTTGATGAGTTCACCGAAGGGTGGTTCGCGCGCGGTCTGCTTACGTTCAGATCAGGTGCAAATCAGGGCCGCGCGATCGAAATTCGCCACCACCGCCGGCGCGATGGTGCTGCGCTCATCGAGCTCTGGCAGGAGCCGGCGAAGGCCGTCGCGATTGGCGACGAGGTCGATGTCACCGCCGGTTGCGACAAACAGCTTTCGACCTGCCGTGAAAAGTTTGCCAATGTCGTAAACTTCCGGGGCTTTCCGCATATGCCCGGCAATGATTTTCTCACCTCTTACGCGCGCAGGGGTGGCGGCCGATGAATTGCGCTCAGCGTTCTCCGACACGCATGGCAGTCGTGAGAATAGCGCGCTCCTGGATTGGAACGCCCTATCACCATCAAGCAAGTCTCATTGGCTGCGGGACGGATTGCCTGGGCCTCGTTCGCGGCATCTGGCGTGAACTGTACGGCACGGAGCCTGCCACGCTACCCCCGTACACGCGAGACTGGGCCGAGGCGACTGGTCGCGAAACACTGCTCGATGCTGCACGGCGGCATCTCGTCGAAGTGGAGAACGAAAAAGCCCAGCCGGGCGACGTTCTTGTTTTTCGGCTGAGGGAATGCCTCCCAGCCAAGCATGTCGCGATACTAGCGACCGGCACAACGATGATTCACGCCATGGAGGGCGTATCCGTGGCCGAGGTCGCCTTTGCACCCTGGTGGAGAAGGCACCTCGCCGGAGTCTTTTCGTTTCCGGGGATCGAAGACTGACATGGCAACACTTGCTCTTGCAGCTGCGGGCGCCGCGGCGGGCAGCGCGCTGCTGCCGTCCGGGCTGACCGTCCTTGGCGCCACGATCGGCGGGGCAACCATAGGTGCTCAGGTCGGCGCACTTGCCGGCTCGTTCGTGGATCAGGCGCTGTTCGGAGCATCCGGGCAGAGCCGCACTTTTACGGGTCCGCGAATTTCGGATCTGCGCGTAACCGCCTCGACCGAGGGTGCGCCCATTCCACGAGTCTATGGCCGGGCGAGGGTCGGTGGCCAAGTGATCTGGGCAACTGACTTCGAGGAGGAGGTCGTTACCTCACAGACCGGTGGCGGTGGCAAGGGCGGAGGCAGTAGCGGCGCGTCGAAACAGGTCGAATATCGATATTACGGCAATTTCGCGGTCGGGCTTGCCGAAGGTGAGATTTCAGGAATTGGCCGTATTTGGGCCGACGGCCAAGAGCTCGATCTCAGCAGCGTCACCTGGCGTCTCTATACCGGCAGCGAGGATCAGGAGCCTGATAGCCTCATCAGTGCACACGAGGGTGCGGAAAGCACACCGGCCTAC